GGCTTGTGCCCGGGTTGATCCCTCGCAGCCGCTGCCTACACAGGCGACCACTTGCCGGCTAGCCGGCGTCCACTCCCTATATGCCCAATTGACTTGGAGCACCGCGGATTTTAAGCCGCCTCACCCTCTCTTTCGGACCTTGAGAAGGTCCCCCTACCCTGTCAAGGGTGGCCGCGCACACCCGCTAACGCAGGTGGCCCTCCACGGGCAGAACGCGATCTCTTGCGGAGGAGAGATCCTCAATGGTCGCCCTTATCAGGGAAGAGGTCCATAGGGACCGTCCGTCGACACACGACACACCACAGAAAGCCGTTCAAGATGACCAGGGGTCACAGGCATTCACCACGAGAAGAACTCCGTCTTCCTCCAAACAAACGGGACCAGGATTGCAGGACAACCTAGACTCCGCCAGGACGACCTCGCCACGCGGACGAGGAGCGGCGACCGGGGCACGGACTCCGAACGAAAGTTCGCAGCCACGCCACCCACTTTCGCGAGCACGTAAAAATGCAGACGAAGGTTTGACCATACAGCGCTTGAAAGCGTTGAAAGTCAACGGCCGACGTTCGGTCTGAAAAGACCGACCGCCCACCCACAGGTCCATCTGGACCTCCAACCTCTCCACGGACGTCGAATCCAGCGAAAGCCGATAACGACCGTCATCGAGCCCGGTGTTAAGCGGCAGGACCGCATAACCGCGACGGCAGAGCCGTCGCTCGTACTTGAAAGACTCAAGCACGCCGAGATCGAACCCGAGATCGCTCGGGCGTAGACACCACCTCGAGCGAGACTTCGCAAGGACGAAGGCACGCTCCCACAACGGACCGGCAGCCCGACAAACTGCTGCCTGGTGGATATGGCCTTGAAGGTCACGTCCACCACCACCCCTCCTTAGGTGCTTCACCTCTTTCCACCTCCCCCGTGCATCCTTAAGGAAGCATGTGGAATTTATCTCCGCAACCGACCTAAAACGGCCGGTTTTGGACTCGTTAATGATCGCCCAGTCGGGGTAATCAGAATCGAGAATGGGACGAGGACTGCTGATAAGGCAGTCATCCCCATTGATAAGAATTCCAGCTTGAGTGTCACGTGTAGCCCAACGGGCTGCTACGTACGACTGCAAGCAGAGGAGAGGGAAAGAGAGGTAAGTGCCCATCATCTGACCGTGGCTGACGGCAGGACCGCCATCCACAGTAGGACGTAGGGAATCCACAGCGTCCTGGCGCACAGAACCAGGAACCTTCTCGCAACGCGACAAAATCGCGCTAAGGATTGTATCGGCGACGTCCAACCGAAGGTTGTCCGAAGCCCCTACGAGGTCAATGGAGGTCTGCCAATCAAACCGGCAAACCTTAGAGACTTCGGTTGAGGTAGGCGGGCCTACCAACAACCAATCCTTTCTTCCCAGGTATGAGTAGAGGCACTCATGCAAGGGTCCCAGGGTGTCCCAACGATAAGTTGGAATACCCATAGGCCTCAACTTCCCAGCGGAAGGGACCTCCTTGTAACGGAGATCCCAGCCGCCTACCCCCTTGGGAAGGGGACCACCCGACCGAACTCGGGCCTGGAAAGACTCATAAGTCTGACCCGACCAGAAATCGGAAGAGAAGCCGCGATCGTTTCGGGACGACCGCTTGGGAAAGAAGCTGTGACAGAAGTCATAATAGCGACGATCCCAACCAAGGGGTAGGGCCTCTCGAGTAATCTTACGTGCGAACGCAAGGTACTCGTGAGAAGAGGAGGAGGGAGAAGGATCGCAGGCCCTAGCGAACCAGGACGAGCGGACGGAGGGGGGGGAGTGATGGGAGCAAACGGTGGAAGGAAGACCCTTCTTGATGGAACTGACGCTGTGCGCCAGTTCCCACCGTTGCCTGCGTCCCAGGCGTAGGAGACGAGGAAAACCCTCGTCGTCCCAGCCGCACTGGACGCGGGGGAAAGGAACGGAGACCCGGCTGGCCGGGGGGGAAAGAAGAAAGAGGAGATACTTGCCAAGATCGGCAGGTCTGAGGTCCGGTAACTCGCCTTTCCCAAGGGAAAAGCGCACCCGAACTAGCTTCAGACCCGACCGAACGGTCTCCTCAGTACTTGTCGCGAGAGAGCGACAAGTACAGCGAACCCTACAACCGCTGGCGGTTTTAAGTGGGGCAAGCCGCGACGCGCAAAGAGCGGTCGTCATATTCCGAAAGAAAAGAATATGGTTGTGGATCCGAAAGCGG